TGAGTGTTGCTTTCAATGTTGTTGCTGATCCGTCATAAGTGAAGTTAGCGTCAGCGCCGAAACTGCCACTGTCGTTGAACTGCACCTGATGATCCGAGCCAGCAACTTGTGTTGTGATGTCAGACGTGAACGCCACTGTTCCTGTTCCGTCTTTGAATGTGATTGTCCGATCAGCGGTGGGATCAGTGATCGCAAACGTTGTTTCATGAGCGTTGGCGGTTGCTCCCTCAAATACAAGTGCCGATGCTCCTGAAATGACCGCTGATGTGAGATCCATTGTTCCGTTGAACGTTGATGAACCAACGACCGACAATGTGGTGTCAGCATGGTTGGCGTTTTCCGGTGTCGCTGAGTCAGGGTCGGAAATATAAACCCTGTCGTTCACCAGATCAATTCCGATCGGGAGCGGAACGTTGTCTGTCGTTCCTGATCCTGTTGTTTGGTCAATGAATGATCGGAAGCATGAACCGTAGTCGTTCCAGTCCGTAGCGGTCACGATGTAACCGCCAGCCCGATTGTTCACTTGAAATTGCCAGTTGATTTGTGTCATGTCGTCTCCTTAGAAGAATAGCCTTGTTGTGTTGCCCAGTTCTGAGAACGCCGAGTACGTTCCAGAGCCGTCGTCCAGTGTCCAATATCCGGCTGTGTCCGCCGGTGATAGTTCAAACTCGGTTGTCCATGAAGCGCCTCTGCCTTTGTGCAAGATCCTCTCAACAATGACCGTTGAACTGATAGCGTTCCCAGCGGACGGCGTTCGCTCAATCACATATGCGTTTCCGAGTTCCGCCTGTAATGCAACCGCCCAGAGAGCGTCCTGTTCCTGTGGGATCATTCGGATTGACTGAACCCTGTTCGCCGGATTCGCTAAACGCCCGATATTGTATTCCGCCCATGAATCAGCCTCAGAAGTTGAAGTCAACAAAAGATCTCCCTGAGTCAGGGATCTGACACCGAACTTGGTTTGTGAATCAGTATCATTTTTCTGACTTCCGGAAGATCCTGAAGCGATCACTGTGTCAATCCTGTTGACGATATTCAAGTCCTCAGATTCAAAGTTGAGTCGGTTGTACTTGACTCTCCCTCCTGCCGTTGATGTGTCAGAAAATGTTGCTGAGATTGAAGCGAACTGAGAGACTCTGTTCAAGCGGTTCAAGAATGTCATCACACCGGAGCGTGACACAAAGAATGAACCGATCTCCGCTGTTTCTATTTGCTGACATTGCAAAAGAACATCTTCCGTCACAGCATATGTTTTCGCTGGGATCGTTTGGTTGTTGGCATCATTGTCAATGTCCCGATATCCGGACACAGATGTAGAGCCGGAGCCGGAACCGATCCATTGAGCCTGATCTAAAAGGTTCGCTACTCTAAGACCGGAAAGTTCTTGAGATTCTGAACTGCCGTCACATCTCGCCAGAGATAACGCTTTGAAAGCGTCCACGCATTCCAGTCTCGTCACTTGATCTTTCTGATGCGGATATTCCTGAACCCATTTCTCAACGAACCCACGGAAAATCACATACGTCGTTGATGTCGCTGGATCAGTTGCTTTGACTCTGACGTGACGCATCGGAATCACATTCGTTTCTCCGCTCACATAATACGGCGATGGAGAGCCAGTGTTTGATGGATCCAAATATCCGTTTGAGTTAGAAACGATAATCACGGCTCGCCCTGCCTGCGTTGTGGATAGTTCGCCTTTGCGTCCACGAACGATCTGGAACTCACGGATCGGATTTGCTGTTGAGATCGTCGTGAAGTCAGAATCCTGAGCATCTTCAGTGATGCCCTTCTGGAACGCCACTTCCACGGTCACGGTTGCGAGAGCCATTAGCCGAACTCCAGTGAAGCGTTCCGGTTCTTGGTTCGGATTAGTTGCGCCTGAATAGCGTCAGCCAGATCCATTTCGCTCAGGACCGATCCTTCAACAACAACGTTGACTGTTGTGCCACCGCCGAGCATATTCCCAGCCTGATTCAAGGGGATAATCGCCTCTGCGCCTTGCTCTCCTGCCTGAATAAAAGTGGGTTTGGTAATAATTCCGCCCTTTGCCATCGGTACTGCACCGCCAATGAAGCCGGTGATTTGCGCTCCGAAGTTCGCCAAACCGCCTGCCTGCGTCACATTGTTGAGGAGATTTTGGAGTTGTGGACTGATGTCAGCGCTTCCAGCGATAATCAATTCACGGTCGTTGATAAGCCCGATCTGCTCATACGCATCATCAAGGAGACGATTCAGCATGTCAAACTGTTCGTTGCTGATGAGGTTAGCGTCTTTCAGTTCATCAATGTAGCCTCTTTGATCTTGGAACTTGGTGTTCACTTCGTCCATGGGCAAGTCAATCAGTTCGGAAGCGAAGTCATCTAGTTTGTCCGTATAGTCCGCCATGGCGTTGAGAGCGTCTCGTGATTCCTGAGTTTGAGTTCCGATCTGACCGTTAGATTCGGTCAACGCTTCTGTGAGTTTCTCAGATGCTTCAATGACATCAGCCTCAGCGAGAGCGACAGCGAACAGGGGATCAGCGAGTGAACGCAACTGATCTTTCAATTCGTTCGTGAGATCAATCTGGTCTTGCATCTTCTGGTTCGCTTCTTCTATCTCCTGCGCTAGTTCTTCTTCGCTCTTTGCGACTTCTTCGGTTGCGTCAACCATGTCCGGCATCGTGAAGCCTGAAAGATCGCCCATCACAACGTCAAATTCTTCAAAGCCAGCGTTCACCTTTTCTTGAGTGTCTTTGGCTTTGTTCGCCTCAGTCTCAATGTCATCAAGAACTTCTTGGAATGTTTTGCCTTCGTTAATACCAGCAATGAGTGAAGCAACAGTATCAACTCCCAAAATGTCGGCGTAGTCAGACATCGCATCACCGGACTCAATATATTCCTTCGCATTTTCTTTGAGTTTTTTGTTGTGGTCATCAAAAGCGTCAGCGGTTTCGTCCAACGAATACAGAATCTTCCTCGCCTGATCCAGTGACAATTCTTCTGCTTCTATTCTGTTAGCGATGGCGTTCGTTACTTCTGACTCAGCGCCGGTTACTTTGCGAAGTTCCTCAACGAACTTGGCGTTGGTCATTCCTGCCAGATCCACTTTCTCTTTCAACCGTTGGAACTCATCAGTTCCAGTGGAAATGACCTCTATTGTGTCCTCCATGGACAATCCAAGCGCTTCAAACTGAGGAACAACTTTGTCTTTGAGGAGCAAGTTGTACAGGGTTTGCTCCCCTGCTAATCCTTCAAACGTCATGGCAGTACCTTCAGCGCCTTCTTCCACCGCTTTGAGTTCCTGAGCCATGTCTCGGAGTCTCTGGACTTGCGTCGCTGTGGGATCTCCAGCCTTGATAAATTCTTCTGTCAGTCCCTTCTGGCGTTTGCGTGCTTCTTCTGCTCGTTTCCGGAACTTAGCGAATGCAACTCCGGCGACACCGATCGCCACGGCGCTCGCAATAGCGATCTTCGGGTGTGCGCCAAGAACTTTCCCGAATTTAGACAGGACTCCGCCTGCTCCTTTACCGAATCCAGCGGAAGAAGCCAACTTGCCGAACATCGTCACTAAACCGTTGATGCCATGAGCCATCTTGCCGACAACGATCAGCGATGGACCCATGACCGCCAACAATCCAGTGAATCCCAGAATCACTTTCTGCATGAACGGCGACATGTTGCTGAACTTCTCCGAAAGGCTTCCAACGAAATTGGCTAACTTCTCTATGAGAGGAAGAACAATCGGAATGACTTTCTCACCGACCTCAATCATTGTGAGTTTGAACTGCGCCATCGCTTTGTCAAACTTGAATCTTGTGGTTTCTGAAGCGATCGCAAACGCCTCATCGGTTTTCCCAGCGGACTTCTCCAACTCAGCGAACACCGCCACAGCCTGATCCGCTTGAACGCCGGTCAGTTGCAACGCACCAGCCAACGCACGAGTGTTTTCAAAGACGTTCGCCATTTCAAGACCGTTGCCTTCCAAACGTGAACGCAACTCAAGCAATCCCTCCAAGAGACCTTCGTCTTTGACGGCTTTCCTGAAGTCCTGCGATGAGAAACCTATCTGTTCCAACGCTTCTTTCGCCTGAGACGAAGGTTTCAGGATTGAGTTCAGGATTCCACGCAACTGAGTCGCTGAAGCGTTTGCGTCACCAGAGGATCGTGTCAGGAACGCCATACCAGCGCCGATCTGGTCAAACTCCACGCCCAACTCAGAGGCAACCGGAATGATCTTTCCAAATGTAGGAGCCAGATCTTCCGCTGAGGCTTTACCCTGTTCCACAGTTTTCGTCAGAACATCGGTCGCATATGAAGCCTGTTCAGCGCTCAAGCCATAACCATTCATGGCGTTCGTGACAGCATCGGCGATCGCTACCGTGTCACCCAAACCAGACGCTGACGCTTTCGCTGAGAACTCCAACGCCCTGACCGCTGACGAGGCATCAAGACCGGCAGATGTGATGAAGAACATGGCATCAGCGAGTTCTTTCGGCGACCGAGCAGTCTCACCCGATAAACGCTTCACATGTTCGGACAAATCAGCGACTTCTTCCGCCGAGCGACCAACCAGCGACTGGATCTGAGTCATGGAATGCTCAAAGTCCATCGCCATCTTGAACGCCCCAGCACCAGCACCAACGATCGGCGCTGTGAGTTTCAATGAAAGTGTTTTGCCAGCCTTAGCCGACGCATCTCCGAAACCTTTGAGTTTGCCCTGCGCTTTTCCGATCGCTTTGTCAAACTGTTCAGCGTCCATGGCGAGGACGGCTTTGATTGTGCCGATGATTGACTCAGCCATCTAGCGCCTCCTCGTTTTGTTTCGGTTCTGCGCTACTTGATGAGCGTGAGCCTTTTCTTCTGCTTCTAGTTTGTAATACGCAACCCATTCAGTCAGTTCTCCAGAACTTATATTGTTGAGAAGGTCGCTGACTGTCATGCCCAGATCCCTCGCTAATCTGAAATAGAAACGACGTTCTGGTCGTGTTCTTCCTCGGCTGTCTGGGAATCCGAGGAATCTTTTCCCGAATCATCTGCGCTGTCTGAACTCAATCCGGATACCTCAAGACATTTGGTGGCTAGGTCGCCAACAACCTCACCGCTTTTCTCGTCCATGAGCCATTCCAGATCTTCTTCTGAGAACACTCGTTCCCCAGTTTCAGGATCAAAGCAACATGCGACAATCATGGATCCCCAGAGGCTCTCAATCCGGCTCAACGCCACCGATGCAATCGCATCAACGTCCGTTGCGCCTTCACTGGTCAACGTGCTGGCATAGATAGCACGCTGGCGAGCGCTCATTGACTTCACCATAATCGTCACTCCCCATTCAGGGATTGAATACAGTTCCGAGTGTAAATCCTCGGAGTTTCTTATTTTGTCTGCAAGATTGGACACTTTGGTCACTCCTTCTGCTAGTTGTTATTTAATTTTGGTTAGTAAGTCCCACGAGTCACGGCGCCGGTCACTTGGAAATCCGCTGAAAAACTCACGACATCAGCCACAGGATTTGAGATGCTGTATGAAGTCATGATCGCTTCTCCGGTGTATTTGACGTTCCCTCCGGTGGTTCCGGCTGGACCATAAATGAAGGACCGGCTGGCTGGCTCTGCGCCTCCTGCAAGATAACCGTCAACTGTGGAATCCCAGATTCCGCTGACGCTGATGGTTGTGTTCTTGATACCGACAATATATGAATCGTTTGATGATCCGTATGCTGTTGTCAGAGCGGTTGCAATGGTTTCAGGGAAGTCAACTGAAGTTAATGTGTCAGAGATATTCCGGCTTGTTCCACTGGTGTCATCTATGGCAAAGTCTGTTGATTTACCGTGTACAAATGTTGGCATTTTTGATTCCTCCTAGAATCTAGCGAAAGCAATCATGAATGTGATGCTTCCTGATGAACCGGCGGTGCTAGCCGTCGCCCGAAGGTAACGGTTCACTGTGCCGGATACTGCTTTAATTTCCGAAGTCTTGGCAGAACTGCCGACCACGGTGAATGAAATCAAGTCAGCCCACGTTGAGTCATTCGCTGAGTGCTGAATCTTGATTGTTGTGTTCCCATCAACGGTGTTAGTGGGAACGTGTAGAGTCCCAGCGCCACCATTCGCTGATGATGCTGAGTTATCTACAGAACTGAGATTGCCCAAAGATCCATGAGCAATGCTGGCTCCGGCGGTGAGTTGAACTCCCGATGCCAGAGCGAACGTCAAATTGGTTGTGTTATTGGTAGAGCATTCAAAGTCGGCGGTCACGGTGCTGACATCAGCGACCGGTGACGAAATCGCATATGACGTTTCGTTTGCCTGAGCGACGATCGCTCCGCTCCCAATAGACGCTGATCCTTCACGAACTGTGATGACCGGTGTCGTGGCGTTACCGAGAAGCGCTTGGAGTTCTTCATCGGAGCCGTCAGTGTCGCCTGCCCACATTCCGCTCAAGGATAACGTTCCGGACCTCATGCCCATGATGAACGCTGAGTCAGTTGCTCCATACGCTGTCGTCTCAGCGATAGAGTTGTTGATGCTCGTGTCGGCTGATGTGAAGTATGAGGAAAGATCAAACTCGTCAATGTAAACCGCAGTATCTTTTCCATGAATGAATGTTGGCATGGTCAGTCACCGTCCTTTTCTGATTCGGGTTCTTCCGCTTCCGGTTCTTCCGGTTCCGGTTGTTTCTTTGAACTGGTTTTGGCTGGCGCTCCGGCTTTGATATAGCCGTCATCAATGAGCCATTTCAGATCTTTTGATGGCGCTTCAAATGATTCTCCGACGTTGTATGTTTTGCCAGCGATCTCAATGCTGGCATCTCCTGTCGGTCCTCCTGTCACATGGTATTTCGGCACGCTGGCTCCTTAACTTTTCCATGGGAAAGTCAGCGGACCGTCCACATGGGAACTCAGGACACAAAGGTCACTTTGGGTTTGGAAACATGATAGTTCACCGGAGCGGAGAGTCATTGGAGGTCGCTCTAGTTTTGCTGATTTCAATGTTTTGTGTT